CATGGTTGTCCTCCTCGAAGATCTCCATGTCAGTATAAACCGGAACGCGGCTGCGTTTCAATGCTACAAGGTAACGCCCGCCGTCCTCCTCGATCTTCAGCGTGTTGCTGTTGCCGTATTTACCGCTCACAAGCACACCGTAGTTGTCGGGACGGAACTTGTTTATCAGGGCTTTCAAACGCCCCACACTGCCCGGAAGACTGTGCCCGTACACCGGACGCCATTCCTCACTCGTGACAAGCAGAAGTTCCCAAAGGTTACGGCGGAAACCGGTCAGCTTGTTACGGTAATCCTCGAAAAAGTTCTCGGCCTTCTCGTCTTTCTTCACTATGTTACGGATCATTTCCTGTCTCATTTGTTTCTCGGGTTCGCCATGACGCTCAACCCAACGTTTCTTGTATTTCTCGGGAAGGGAGGAATAGGCATACAGAGCCGGATTATTTTCACCACCGCCACGGGAAACGACATCCAGTTTTTCTCGGGACAGCTGGCTATTCAAAGTGCCTTTGGGCATTATATCCAGCAACTCTTTGTAAGTTACACACAATATATTATCAAAGTATTCCATCTCCCAGCTTGATTATCAATCCTCTAAATCATTCAAAGGGACATGCTTCTTCAGCAGCCGCACGGAGATCCCGAAATTCAACACTACGAGAAGTTCCAGCAGCGGATTAATAAAAAAAATAGAGAGCAGGATCCCGAAACTCATACAGAAGTAAAGCACGCAAAAGCGCTGTTTTCGTTTCAGACGAGCAAACCAGTGCAGCTGGTCGCTGAACAATGTCATCAAATCATTTTTCATGGCTACTTGTATTTTGAGGATTACCACCTACTTTGGATCCACCGCGCTCAATGGCGAGCTTACGAATGGAACGGGCCAGTTTGCTGTTCTTACGGAAGGCAAGCGCATGACTCACCATCACGTTTGTACAGCCCATCAGTTCGGCAATTTTATTCACCTCACCGTATTCTACAACTATTCGTTCTTTCATACTATCTAATATTTAAATTATCGTAGTGGGCAGTCGCGGATTCGAACCGCGGACCATAACCTCTCCATTATAGGAGTTTAGTTTGTTCTACCAGCTGAACTAACTGCCCGAGAAAATTATTAAAGCTCCTTTATCGCATCCTCCGGAACACATATTACAGTCCAAACCTGACCATTTTTCATATAATCGATATTATATTCCCGCACGAACGTACAAATGTTATAATCCCAGTCACGAACTATACCATCAATGATCTCACCATTTCTCTTGGTGATTCTCACACTTTGTCCCTTTTTAAATTTTACTTCCATTTTGCTTCTTTTTAAATTCTCATTGTTACCTCAAGCCTTTTTTGTAGCTTTGGGGCGTGTTTAAACTTTAATCACGTGGCAAATATAGTCTAAGTTTCTTAGACAACAAAGTGTTAATCCAAATAATTTAGATTTATGAGCGTTTTTTCTAAGAATCTTAGATATCTAAGGGAGAGTAGGGGACTTAAATTAGATGAATTTGAGTTTCTGGGCATCAAAAAAGGTACAATGTCAAACTATGAACTGGGTAATACAGAACCTAAATTGAGTTTGTTATGTGAAATATCTAAGTTTTTTAGAATATCAATCGACGACTTTCTTTTAAAAGATATAGAAGCCGAAAAAATTACACCAGTAGTAACGGAAACAGCTCCTCCAGAAACAGCTAACAATAATTTTAGGGAGCTTCTGGATGTTTTAAGGGAAAAAGACTCCACCATTCGAGAAATGGCAGAGGAAATAGGGATGCTCAAACAGACAATTACACAACTTAAACAGGACAAGTCGGGGCGTGTTTCGGATGCAAGCGATTCTACGGTTGCCAATGCCATCTAAAACGTGTTTTATGGGGAAAGGGAGGTAAAAACAGTTAAATCACTATTTTACAGCAGAATATATAAAAATACAGGGGAGTAAATAAATATTATCTATATACAATTTACCCCCTACAATATTATAAAAACCGATGAATACCAAATAAAAAAAAGATATTTCCCCGTTTTATTAGAACAAAATAGGCACAAAAATGAATAACCAAATGAATAAGCAATCAAAACATTTCGTTTTTGTAATAGCTTAAATGAATAACCAAATGAATAAGCAAGTGAATAACCTTTCCACTTTTTAAGACGTTCAAAGCGTTCAAACGGATAAATACAGCCTTCCATCATAGTTTGACACTTATAAGGGCAAAAAAAGCCGCTTTTGCGGCTTTTAATTGCGTTCTAAGGCATTTTATCCCTTTCTGGTACATGTTATCAAGCGAGACTGAATAATCATTGCACGTTTCGTGTATTTGGCAATGTCATCAACCAGTCCAGCATGTAAAAGACTACTCTTAGTGATTCCGACCTGTTTCTCCGTCAGAGTTTCAAAAATGGCCGATATACTACCAAAGTAGATGTTCTTTTTCTCAAAAATCAAATGTACATGGATAACTTTACTCATGATATATAGTATTTATTTCACTGCAAATATACCAAATATCAGCTATATGGAATAATTTTAATAAATAAAAATAGGAGAGAAGCGAAGCGCTCCCCTACTCCACTTGCATAAATTACACCATTTGGTTATCTTTGTATATGGAAGTATGGCCTGGGCAAAGCATCGGAGTGAAATAATACCATACTGCCTGAATTCTCCCCTACTCCACTCCTAATGTAAAGAGATTCATTTGAACGGCGTTCAAACAAGGTTCAAATGTAAGCTCGATGTAAAGCGATGTAAACGCTTCGTTTTTCCACCCAGCTCACTCCTACCCCGTTCTAACGCTTTGAAAACCAAAGCAATCAGATATTTTCAGACCGACCGAACTTTGACACGCATCGTTTCTCCCCCCTTACAGGCAACAAACAATAGTCACAACATACAGTTGCAGCTTCCTTTCTACCGCCTGTTGCCAGAGACGGGTATTAGCTTTTTTCAATTCATCATTGTGATAATTCCGGTGCAAAGTCAGTAAGCCTTCCTTATCTCTCTCCTCTATGAGCCTATCCCGCAAGTCAGCATGTCGGTTCATATAATAATATGCCGAATCCATCTGCCCGGTAGCAGCATAAATTTCAGCCTTAGCCAAAGACTTTCGAGTTGTATATTGTATATCTGTTGTATCTTCCACCGCTTTATTAATGTAGTAGAAAGCAGAATCATACTGATGCAGTTCAGTCAGTGTGTTTGCCTTATTTATATAATGATCATAGATATATTCATTTTCCTCTCCGAAAAGTTCAAATAGAATAGCCAAATCTTTATCGCGATACATCAACGCCTGTTTATAGTCCTTCATCGCCATGCAAAGATGGGCATGCTGTGAATAAATATGTGATAATGCCCGGACCAAGTTCTCTTTCTCAGCCAGTTGTATCGCTTGCACAGAATATTTATAGGCGCTATCCAGTTGATTTGTCTGCATAAATCCGTGAGTGATATACGGCAACAGTGCACAGATATACAAAGGGTTGCCTGTCCGTTCGGCATAAGGTAACGCTGCCTTCCCCAACCGTAGTTCCTCATCAGGAATCAGTCGCAAGTTGAAAAGACGACTCATTTTATACCTGACCATGAACTGAAGTTCATCGTTATCACTCTCTCCCAACCAATCGATTGTCTTTAGGAAATTATGCAGGGAAGCTTCCGAATCTTCATTATCCATTGCTACCAGACCGGCATTATAATAAGCCAGTGCCGCATGAACAGAGTCCGTGGTTCCTTTATAATAATCAATTGCAACAGATATAAGTGAATCACTTTTATGCTCCTCATCAGATGACTGATTGATCACCTGAGTCATTAGCAATGCATACAAAGCCCTATTTGAATCCGACAGCTTCTCCGGATACTGAATTTGGCGAAGTAAAGAAAGAGCGCTGTCCGGTTTCAGCTTGATCAATTGTTCGATAGATAACAATCGGTCGGCTGTATGATGACAAGCAGTCAATAAGAATCCTAACAATATAAAAAGTACAGTTTGTCGTAAATGCTTCATGAACAAAAGGTTTATGTTTCCCAACTAAAGAGACGAATCTCTGAATGCAAATGTAGGAATAATAATGGGAGTTGCTTTATAAAATAGGGGGTATAAATATATTCTTAATTAAATCAAATATTTGCCTGTTTATCAAATCAATATAGTATACAGCAAAGGGGGACATAGGGGGACATTTACTGTTTTATAGGGGATAATCGCAATATGAAACCACTCAGAATTCAATAAAATTGATGTACCCCAAACAAAAGAAAAACGTTGACTATTATTAAATAATCAACGTTTACATCAGTGATTCAAGTAACGTTTTTTAATCGCCTGATTATTAATTATTTGCATGATTGTATAGCCTACAATATGCCTACATTT